CGGAACCCTGGGCGTATCAGTCTCCCACATCGCCACGTTCGCTTTGCGACGGGCGATGAGGCCGGGAAGCATTTTGGGTTTACCCTTGACCACGCCGTACACCCAACGCGGCAGCTGTGCAGACACTGCGGTGTAGTTGCCAGAGTTCAACAGACGGAGCAAGGTTGACGTACGCAAGCGCTCTGCGCCCAAGTTGAACACGAAGTCCACGAGGGCGGCCTCCTGCTGCGCTGTGAGGGGCACGCGCACGTGCTTCCTTACGCCGGCCAAGGCCTTCGTGAGGTCGGCCTCCAGCAGCGCATCGGCGCGCTCCTGAGTGATCGTCAGTCCAGGAGTCACGTCGGAGCCGGTGTGACCGTATCCGATGGTCAGCTTGCCGGCTGGGCACACGTAGGCCCGAAGGCGCAAACCCTCACTCAACCTGGTGAGCGGGGTTGCGATGCGGATGGATTCGCTCAACGGATCTGCTTGCGCGGCTTGGTGCCAGTCGAACTGCCGCCACCGACAGGTGTGCCGGTCGCGGCCGATGCCTTGGCCTTGCGGATGCGGCTGCGGATGAAGAGGCCGAATGCCAAGAAGACAGCAGCAGTGATGAAGAACTCGGTCATGGGTATTTCCTTTGTCAGTAGTTGTCGTAAAAGTTCGCCTCGCCCACCGCACGGCCAGTGACCGATTGGATGAAGTCGAGGTAGTCCTGCTCTTGGAGTTCCTCCATGCGCCGCGACTCTTCGTCCTCGACATTGCGTGCGAGCTGGTCGGCCCAGTACGCGAGCGCCATGGCGAGTGGTTCCACGCGGTCGTCGTGCTTGACGGCGCCGCGGTCGCGGGTCATTCGGGAGAGTTGGTGGAATAGTTGGTAGTGATGGTTTTCGGTGTCCGCATCGGCGCGGATCACGGCCTTGTCCACGACCAGGCGATGCTGGTTCAAAACCGGCTCGATGGTGTCGCAGATTCGGCGCTCCTTCTGCGTTGAGTGTTTGATTTCCTCGACGGAGCACGGGTAGATCCGCTTAAGAACCGGCTCGAACAGCTTGTTGAACATGCCGTCGCCGAAGTTTGATTCGACAAGGATTAGCTGGACCTTCTCTGCGCGCGCAATGTGCGCTAAGCCCTCCAGCGTGGAGTCCTCGTATCCGCCCTTGAAGCCGCCCGAGCGGCGCAGGTAAATCATGCCGCGCAGCACTTTGGTGACGCAGAAGCCTGTCTCGTCGCCGCCCCGTCCGGACGGATCGACGGTCATCAGCGATCCAGTGAACTCTTCCATTTCGGGAGCCACGTACATCGGCTGGTGCCAGCGGTCGCCCGAGAAGCCCACGGAGGGCAATTCCTCGACCACCTGCTGTTTACCGGAGGACCACACGACGCGGATCGGCGCGACCTCGCGGTCAACGTCCATGACGATGAAGTCCGACAGCTTGAGCGGATATTTCTCGGCGTCAGAAAGCGTGGTGTCCAGCATGAACTGCAGAGCGAAGCCGGCACGCCCGTAGGACGCCTCGCGCTCCATCAGGTCCTTTTCGTCGAATCGCTTGGAGTCGGTCGGTGTCCAGGCGAGTGCCTGGTTGTCGTCGAACGCCGCTGCGATCACGGGAGCGAGCATTGCGCCGTAAGCGACGCGCTGCTTCATGTCCTTCGGGAAACGTGCGGGCCAGATGCGGATGTCATATCCGCGTTCCGGCAGCTTGTTGTAGAGCGACTCTTCGGTCTGCGGCGTGCCCAGGTAGATCACCTGGCCGCCCGGCTTCAGCACCGCGTCGAACTCCTTGATGAGTTCTGCGAGCTTCTCCCGCTGCACGATGGTCTGCGAGTTCTTCACGACCTCGATGTCATCGGGAATAATCGTGTTAGCGCGCGAGCCGGTCAGCTGGCCCGTGATGCCCACCGACTTCACCGAAGGCGATTGGTCAGGGAGGGCAGGGCCAACGTCGAAGGCAAGGTTGGAGTTGCGCTGGTCGCTGCGAGGGCGCAGGTGCGACAGCGGCTCGAAGGTTTCGATGATCTGCTTGACGAACACCGAGAACGCGTCAGCGCGTTCCTTGCTCGCCGATACGACCATGATTTTGTGTTGCGGATCTTTCCAGAGAAGCCAGCACACGTATCCTGCTGTGAGGAACGACTTGCCCACGCCTCGGAACGCCTGGACCATTCGACGCCTTGGCCCGTGCTGCAGGTACGAACAGATGTCGTACTGCACGGGCGTTGGCGAAGGCAGGGCCAGGTGCGTCCAGAGGTCGAACGCGAAGTTGCGGAAGTCCTCCCAGGGGTGAATGACGTGCAGGGAAGTGATCCCTGACGCTTCCATCAGTGGTGCTTCAGGCTCTCGGCGGGATCGAAGGGATGCTTCGAGACTGCATCGGCGACCTTGCCAACCGGGTTAGTCTCGGTCGCCACGGAGTCGATGCCGTTGTCCTTTAGGAACTGGCGGGCCACATTGAGCAGCGCGGCCAGCCCTTTGTCGCCGGCCTCCATATTCCGGATGGTGTCGCTCAGCTTGTCTGCGATGGCGCCATGAAGGCGTTCCATCGAATCCTTGCTGGCCTTGCTCATTTCTTCAGGTACTTGTTGAAGGCTGCCTCTAGTGCGGAGGTGCCGAGCGAGGAGAATACGCAGGCGATGCCAACGATTGCTGCGGTGCCCAGGCCAGGGATCAGTACCAGGATGCCGGCCGACGCCACCCCGAGGCCGGCGTGTAGAAGGGCACGACCGATCACCTGGCGGGGCTTGAGGGGTTCGTCGGAGACCAACAACTTTGCGATGCCGATCAGCGCCCCAACGGCACCTAGGGTGCCGAGGAGCGTAATTTCTTCTTTGTTCAATGAGTCCTTAGACAGTGTTGAAATATTCGTAGTGATTCGTCGTATAGGCGGTAGTGCTGCTCTGTCCATCACTGACGGTGCATCCCACAGTGACACTTCCGCTTTGATTTAGCGTGGCGGTGACGCTTACATCGCAGTACGGCCCAGATTGGCTAAGCGATACATTCGCCACCTGGTTGGAGCTGCTCACGAACCAGGAGTAGGTGAGATTCCCGTTCCCGCCTGCGGTGTAGATAGTCGCGCGTGCGCCCAGCTGCCGAGTCATTGGTGTGCGGCTATTGCCGTTGTTGTACTGAGCGGAGCTCCCAGTGGCATTGCTGGAGAGTGGGGTGTAGGCGGTGTAGATGGTCACCCAGCCGCCGCCCCATCTGAGGCGAACGGCAGCTGGATTGATCCACGCGCCACCCCACTTGAGGCGCACTATCCACGGCTGTCGATATGCACCACCCCATTTGATAAGCCAGCCACTCATTATGGCTGAATCCAAAGGACGCCATCGGCGCCGCCAGGATCTGTAGTCGATACGATGACCATGCCGCACTGTTGCCAAGCGCCCCAGCTTCCACCCTGCTTCTGGCGCCGGAACTGTTTGGGCGGATTTGAGGTGAAGTTGATGACCTCCTGCTGCACCCAATCGCCGTTGTGAACAGTTACGTGGCCTAACCACCAATCTGAATTGTCGGGAGAGTTGGTTGCTCCAACGGCCATCCAGATGCCCTGAGTGACACAGGTATTCCAGTCGCTATGCTGCCGCCCACTTACGCCGTAATAGCCAGTATTGCCAGCATGCTTGATTTCTTGTCCCGCTGCTTGAAGGGTGGCGCCATCCCAGCCAATCGTCGGTCCCGTCCCGAACTGCAGGAATCCGACGTTCCCATTCGCTGTACTTTGGATAGCGGTCGTGTGGCTCCTGCCGATGTCAACCAAGCGCACATCGTCGCCGATCTGTACGTAAGCGCCGTTGCCGGAGCCGCCCGCAATTAGATGGGGTGCGGTAAAAGCGCCAGTGACGCCATTCCACTTTGCATATTTGAAAGACGTGCCATAGCCGAAGCGCAGCACGACGCTCTGATTCGCATCTTCGGTGTAGAAGGATTGATCGTTGTTTGCGCCGACAAAAACGCCAGCGAAGCGCGGCTGGCCTCCAATATCTGCCTTGGAGGCCGGATTAAAGTTTCCAGATGTCCAGACGGTTCCGGACGAATCCAGAACTGCGTTGAACTTGCCTTCAACCTGAAATCGGAACGTGTCTCCCTGCTTGAAGAGCCAGCTATCGTTTGCTCCGAAATAAACCACGCCATCGTTAGGGACCGATTGCCAGCCGCTCACCCGAAGGAAGTTGTTCCGGACTGTTACGCCGCCTGTGAAGGACGGCTTGTCGATTGGTGCCTTTAAATCCAGTGAGGTCTGCTGCGCGGTGCTGACCGGCTTGTTCGCGTCGGATGTGTTGTCCACGTTTGAAAGCCCGACATCGCCCTTCGTGTGCATATGTCCACTCGGCGGGTATGACGCTGGCTTGTTTATCACATGGCTGCTGAAATCCACGCTATCGCGCGTTGCGAGAATGCCCAGGCCGGAAATGTCGCTCGGCACCAGCTGGACCGCGCCGGACTTGCCAGCCACCGACGTGACCTGCTCAGTGTTGTCGATATGGTCCCAGCCGGAGCCGTTATGGACGATCTGGTCGCCGGGATTGTACTGGCGGCCACCAATAGCGCCGCCTCCGGTGACCTTGTAGAACGCGCCGGTGTTACCGCCCGCTGGGAACGAGCCAGTGCCGGCGTCCCAGCCACCTCGGTAGACCAGCGTACCCGTGAGGGATGCCCTGGCTTGCTCGGACCAGTGCTTGGCCGAAAAGGCTCCCGGCTCAATCTCGGTACCAGACGGGGCGTTCGCCCACGACTTCGCCTGGTCGCTCCAATCTTCCGCATGGTGGGCATAGAAGGCTGCTTGGACTTCACTTGACGCAGCTGCGCTTGCGGAAGCCACGGCCTGGGCCTTGGAGTTCGCTGCTTGGATCGCATCAGCATCAGCATCGGCTGCGCTGGCGGAAGCGGCGTTATCATGCAGTCCGGCCGATTGGTTGCTCGACTCCGACGCAGACGCGCTTGCGGCACTTGCCGTTGCACTTGCAGCTGACGCTTCTGCTTGGCCGGTCGCGTCTACGAGTTGCTGAGCTGCGTCTTCGGCACTCGTTTGTGCATCGTTGGCGGAGGCCTGCGCGCCCTCAGCGTACAGCCGGGCCGTATTGGCAAACTCGGAAGCGCCGCTAACGGCGCCCGTTAGTTCATCCACCAACTCTGAGACATCCTTGGAGAGCTGGAGGAAGGAAGGCAGGACATGATCCTTGCCGAGGCCGTCAGTGACCGTTACAGCTCCTTGGGGTTGAGTGAGGAGCGCGATCATCTGGTCCTCGCGCGTGTTCCAGCGATCTACCAATGCCGAGATGCGTTCCGCGAGCTTTGCATTGGAAACGTAGCCTGGTGTTTCTGCCATTAGTTCCTCGTTATCGGAGTCCTTGGATGAATCCACGGACCTTTGTGATGATCAGGCGGTCACCGCGCGAAGAATCGGCGATGGCCACACGGTAGGTGGCTTCCGCCGTTGTCGGGTCTCCGACGTAATTGAGCGCATGGTTGAACTTGTGGCCCGAGCCTTGAATGATGAAGTAGGTATCCACCGTCACCCAGGCCGCACCAACTAGCTTTTGGATGTAAATGAATGCACGCCCGTTGTCTGACGACGCATGGTCCACGCCTGCACTGAGTACGATCAGCGGCGTGTGCGACTCGCCTAGTAGCACAGGCGCCGGGAGTGTGAAGTTGACGATTCCCGTGGTGTTATTCATCGACACCGAGCCAGTCCAATCTACGGGGGCCAAGCGATTGAAGTTGCCGACGATGTTTGGCGCGGACACGCGGCCTTTGAAGCCTGCGTTGCCCGAGCGATCAACCCAGAAGACGGCGTTGTTCTCGTTCTTGTCTCCTGCCCCGACCCAAATGGGCCAAGTGCCGACGTTGGACAACTCGACGCGGAACTCGTGCGCGTCGACGATATTGCCGTTGACATCGAGCGTGTGCGTCTTGAACGTGCCGCCGTTGACGGTTCCCATGTTGGCGGTGATGGCGGCTAGCGAGTTCACTGTCAGCTTGTTCGCGGTGATCGAGCCGTCTACCAGCAATTGCCCGGTGATGCCCACCGTGCTCAGGCCACCCACGGTTCCTACCACGAAGGGAAACTTGCGAGCACCGTAGCCCGCGGTTGGTGTCGTGATGGCGAAGCGATCCGACTGGACTACGAAGTCCGAACCGCCCGGGTATGCACTAAGCGCGATGCCGGCGACGACAGGGTTGTTAGGGTCGCCGCCGTTGATCCGGAGAGACCATGTGCCAGACCATTTGGCGTCGTTCGCACCCACATAGGCCGTGTAAGACTGCTGCAGGGCTGCGAAGGTGCCGTTGGCGAATGCCGTAACTGACGTGTTTGCGATGCTTCGTGCTTCGTCCGGTGTCGCCTTTGCGTCTATCTGCTGCTTGACGGCAGCGGCTACAGAGGCGCCCGTAGCGCCTGCAGGGCCGTACTGCGCAGCGAACAGCTGGCGCCACTCGGTGCTAGCTTGGGCATCGTTAGCGACGACCTTCAGTGATTCATTGGTAGCTGCGATGGATTCGCCGTGGGCCGCCAGCCGTCCCTCATTAGTGGTGACTCTCGACTCGACCTTGTTGACTACCACCTCCACGCTATCAACCGCTTGAGCAACTAGCGTTCCGGTTTCCGAGGTGATCTGTGCGTGCATATCGGTGATGGCTTCGACGCGTGCTTCAGTCTCTGTGGCGATTGCGCGGTTGACCTGATCGAAGCTGGCCGCCACATCAGTCTCATTCCTGACCATCCGAGCCAATAGCGTGGTGATCTGCTCGGCCGTCACCTTGTCGCCATCTTCGATTAGAGCGAGGCGAGTGGACGCTTCAGAGATTCGGTCGCCGTAGTCGCGTTTCGTGTCGAAGAACTCGTTGGAGCGAAGAAGCTCCTGCATGATGAGTTCGGCGTTGGCGTCAATCTCCGGGATGCGTTCCTGGAGGATCTGGTAGGCCGGCGACTGCACAACCTGGTCTACGATGGTCTGGATATCCGGCAGGTTGCCCCCGCCGTTCCCCGGCAGCCCACTGCCTGGCACGCTTCCTGTGCCCACGCCGAACTCGGCGACCTCTTGCTGTACGAAGAGGAGCTGCCGGATGGCGGTGTTGAGCTGGTCTGCCGGGAGTGTTGCGGCGTCCTGAAAGAGGATCGCCTGTTCTGCGAAGGGTGTGATCCGACGCAGGAGGACGCTGTAAGGCGTCGTGAGGTATTCGGATTGGTCGGGAATCTCGACGGTCGTGGAGTTGATCCACTTGCCGAGAACCGTCCGGGGCGACTTGGGGTCACCCACAAGCACGCGCACGTGCTCCGGCTTCAGTCGCGGGAACGTGCAGGTGAAGCGCCGAGGCCCGCCTTCGTAGGTGTAAGCCACGAAGGACAGGCCCCGGTTTTGTTCAATCATTCAGTGTCCAGGCCAAAGAGGGATTTTGCGGTCCAAGAGTCTTCCTTATCGTCTCGGTCTTCGCGTCGTGCGGCAGCTTCACCGGAGCCGTCGCTTAGCAGGCCTCGACTCTCTGCTTCCTTAAGTGCCATGCGCTGGATGTTTTGCCATCCTGTGAGATTCTGGAACCAGAACAGCTTGGCTGCGTTCTCCAGCTCCTTTCGGGTCACTTCTCTATCGTCGCGGATCGCCTGCGCTGGGAGCGAAGACGCTTCCATTACGCGATTGGCAAAGTCAACGACCGGTATGCCGCCCACGATGTTCGTGGACATGCCCGTTGAGCGGGCGTTGGCGAACACCGGGTCTTGGCCCATGAGAGGCAGTGCGGTGTCCACGATGGGTTGAATGACGCCGCCCCAGGAAGACTGCGATACCCCTGCAGCCACGAAGTTACCAATAGTTAGCTGCTTCGCGCGCTTTTCCGGGTCGTCCGCCGTGTTGAGGGACGTGCGCGCGGCCCACTGCAGGGCTGCGATGGAGCTGGATAGCATGACCATCATGTAGGTGTTCCAGTCCTTCCAGTGGTAGGCGGAGTTCAGCAGATGCCGTTCATAGCTGTAGGCCATGAACGAACGGAACTGCGTGACCAGCTTTCCGCCTGCCGAGTGCATCAGCATGATGGAGTCGCTTGCATCGCCTTCGATCACTTGTTGACGCGTGACGCGGAACATGAAGGCCGCGACTCGCTCGCGGTCGGCCAGGTTCAGGCCCGCCTCGGTGATGTCTTCGACCTTCTTGATTCCCCGGAGGGATGCAAACAGAGCGTTCTGTGCCTCTTCATCGAGACCGTAGGAGCGCATTCGGCGTGTCATGCCTTCCGAGAGTGCGCGCTTGTCGTTCGCCAGCTGTAGCAGCTTCATAAGCGTTGCTCGCCCTGCGATACGCTGCAGTGCGGTGTTCATCGGCGCCATGCCCGAGGCGATGCTGGTGAATCTCTGGCCGAGCATTGTGGCGTTCTCCATCGTTCTGCCGAACTTGCTGTCGCCGTAGACCGATGGCATGAAGGCGTCATCTTCAATCCGCATAAATGCAGGACTGCGGAGGTGCTCTGTGCCAGTCGCAACAAGGTCCTCAATGTAGCGGGCCTCACCAGACTTCAAAGTCCCGTCTGCACCGCGACGGAGGAAGTCTCCGATGAAGGCGATGGATCGGGCGGTATTTATCAAGCCCGCGTGCGCCACGGTCGGCCCTAGCTCTGTAAAGAGCGTGAAGCCAACCTGGTTCATCACGCGGAGAAACTGCGTGTCACGTAGAGCGCGCGACCAGCGCGATGCAGTGCTGTTCGGGTTGACCTCGGTGGAGCGCCCCATGATCGACTTGACACCCACGTCCAGCATTCGCAGGGTTTTCTCAGGATCATCGCCTGCTTTGATAGCTTGTTCGCGGAGGAGTTGCTGGAGTGCGTCCAGCTCCGCTTTGTTGCGAATGTTGCCTTTCTGCGCCAGGGAGGACCAGCCGACGACTTCACGAATGTGCGAGGACACGACACGGGTGGTGTCGCTGTCGAGGAAGTCGGTGACTTTAAGAGTTACATCGTCTCCAAAGCGGTTCGTGAATGTCATCTCGGTATTCGGGTCGAAGCGGATGCGCTTCTTCGCCGCACCCACCTTGGCGCCCTCCTGCATCTGGGCGGTGTACCTGCCGAGCACTGAAGCAATCTTCGCGTCGCTCGCTCCAGCATCTCGCAGGGCGTCGGTGAGTTCCTGCACCGACTCAGTGTTGAGTGGACGCATGGGCGCTCCCGTGTCGCCAGTCACCAGGCCAGAGCCGCGCTTGATGAGCGCGCGCGCATACAGCTCGGCCAGCTCCTCGTCTACACCGCCGTCGTCAGCGAGCTGCTTGGCTTCTTTCTTTGCGTGTAGCGTCTTCTGCTCGTGTTCCAGCGCATCCTTGAGGCCGGCCTTTGCCTTGTCCAGGCGTTCACCATGTCGCTGCAACTTTCGGCGGGTATCCTCCAGGCGGCGTTGGGCCGCGGTGCGGCGACGGTCACCAACTTTACCGGGCATATCCGCCAGTTCCTTCAGCGCCTCTTCGGCAGAACGGACGGCAGCCTGTTTGTCCGCAGTCAATGCGCCCAGGTCGTCGGCCTTCTCGCGTGCCCGAAGGGTACGGTCGGAGGTTCCTGCGTAGTCGCCAGCAATCTCGTCGAACTTCTCCATCTTGGATGCGTCGCCGTTCTTGCGCATGTCGGCGATGATCGCTTGCTTATACAGCTCGACACCCTGGTCCTCGCTCAGGCCCATCTCTCCGAAAATACGCTGATACGCTTGCTTCGACTGGATCTGCGGGAAGTAGTCCAGGTTCTTGCTGCCCGGCTCCAGGACGCCCGAACGAACGCCCAGCTCGTAGGTTGCATCGAGCACCGGCCGAACTGCAGCTGCAGCCTGGTTTGCAGTCTCGTCTTCGGCCCTTACGCCTCGCAGTACGTCTGCCACCTTTCGGCTCCACGCCAGCTCACCGCCGCGGTCCCAGCGGGACAGTCCGTGCTTCGCTCGCGCTGCCGTCCAGGCTGCGTTGAAGCCGCGATGTAGCTGGGTCTCCAGCGTGGCACGATTGACGCTGGCGTACTCACCTGCAGATTGCTTCACAGCCAAGTTTCGATCTGTGTAGCCCACGCCGTCGCGGAACAGCCACCGACCGACGCCACGCGCAGTTGGATCTTTCAGCTTCCCCATCTGCGCCGACAAGGCAAGGCGGATGTTGGCGAAGGCAGGTTGAATGGATACCTCGTCCACGCCTCGGTCGACTTGGGCCTGCATTGCATCCGAAAGAGTGCGCTCGGAGATGCCCGGAGTCGGGTTGTCGGGAAGTCCGTTCAAGCGCGCGGCGCCGAGACTCTGGGGCGATCCGGTGATGTCCCTCCTGGCGAGTTCCTCGACCTTCGCGGATTCGGCGAAGTGCTCGCCGCGGTGCGCTCCGAAAGCGCTACCCAACGCGAACCCGGCTGCGGCTGAGATTGCGATATCCGCGCTTCCGATTTCCGAATTAAATCTGGAGCTTCCAAGCGTCATCGCTGCATTGGTCGTACCGGCCGCCAAGCCGGCGCGGACGGAGTTCGCCAAGCGACCGGCACGTGCGCCTCGGGCGAGGCCGCCAGTGGCAGCGTCTGCGGCGAAGAACACCGGATCAGTCATGTCCGACGCGAAGTTTGAGAGCATGCCGAAGGACGCACGGGTCTCCTTCGCCATCTCGTTTTGAAGTGCAAATTCCCGAAGAAGCTCATAATGCTCCTGCGAGGTTGCTCGGCTGAAAAGTTCCCACTGATCCGTGCCGATCCCGAATTGGTCCATCTCCGCCTGAAACTTCTCGGGGAGTTTCCACTCCGGATCGGCATGGGAAAGCACCGAGTCTTCCTGGTACGCGCGGTGGATCATGCCGATTCCACCCTGCACTTGGGAGGCGCCGACCAGCTCACCGAACGGCGTCTCGTCCTTGCGCTTCTGGTCGGCCGCTTGGGCTTCTTTTCGGCGCATAACGCGGGCTACATGTCCCCCCTCGTTATTGCGGGTCGATTCCGCGACAACCTCATTGAGGTCTCTCGGTTTCGCAGGCGCAGTGAGGTCAAAGATGCTGGTCGGCATTAGATTCCTAGTTTTTGAAGGTTGAGAGGTAGTCGAGCATGTCGGTGGCGTCCGTGCGCTTCGGCCCCGCTGGAGCGGGTTTGTCGCCCAGCTTCAGTACCGTAGGCTTCAGCGACGGGTCGCCCTTGGCAGTACGCATTGCCGCAGCCTGTGTGGGGTCGAGCCCCATTACAGTGAGCTTGGGCTTGTTCTGCGCATCGAATCGGGCCTGCTTCTCAGCTTCGTCGCGTTTCCACTGATTAACGCCAGCAGCAGTTTTGTTGGGATCAAACAGCACCGGGCGCTGAGTACCGTCGCTGGCCTTTCCATAAATAGGGAAGCCGTCGCGGCTGTGGAGAATGAACACGTTTGGGTCATCTTCTGTAGGTGCAGCAAAGACTCCGCTTGCTGTTCCCTTCGGGATTGCCCCGGATTTCTCAGCATCTGCCGCCGCGCGCCTGACAAACTCCGTTACGCCCGATTCCGCTCCTGTCCGCATTCCCCCGCGCGCCACCCAGCGACCGTTGACGTTCGCCAAGTCGCCTTGAACGCGTTTGAATGCTGTGGCTACCGCGGCGTCCGGTGGGGCCATAGGGTTGCGAACTGCTAGTCGGGTCGCCTCACGCTGGACGCGATCATGCAGCCACGGCGGCATAGGCGAGCCGTCAGGCATCTCATCCATCTTCTTGAAGTACGCGGTAGCAGCTCGGCCAATTCGCGCGGAGACCTCAGCACGGACTGCTTTTTGCTCAGGACGTGTGACCTGCTGAAGTGCCTCTTGCTCGCTCATGCCGAATGTCGTTCGGTTTTCGTGGTATTCGTTCATGAGGATTGCGTTGTCTTCCGACACGTACCGCATAGCGGTAATGGGGTCGATGTCGGCGATAGCCTTGTAGGTTGCGTAGTTCTGCGTCAGGTTCGTTGAAGTGGTTCGGCCGATGAGATCCTGCACAGCGGGGATAACTACGCCGGCTCTCGTAGCACGGGCCAGGGCGGTGCCCATCGCCTGCTTGTTGCCAGCCTTGACCGCATCCGTCCACTCCTTCGAGAACGCCTTCTGCAGCTGGTGGGTCTCAAGAGTGAGTCCTTGCCCCGCTGTGAGAACTTGGATGGTTTCCTTGTGGCGTGCCGCCTCCTTGGCTTCCTGTTCCATCCGGCGGATGCCGGCTTGGTTCTGGTCGTACCAATGGCGGACGAACGTGTGGCGGTCCTTGCCGGACAGGCCAAGGGCATCCGCATTGGCATTGATGCTCGCTTCGGTCATGCGCCCGACGTAGGCTTGGTCCTGCCACCCAACTTCTTTCTCGGCTTGAACAGACGCCTGCCGTTCCTCGATCACCCGTTGCTGGACTGCCGCGCCGGCGCGAGCGGCCTGTGTGAACGTGTCACCCCACGTACCCTCTCCGTGCTTGCGGTCCCATAGGGATGTGCCGTTCTCGTCGGTGGTCTTCTGCGCAAACTCGGAGAGCGCCTTGATATTGCCCTCGCCAGTTGCCAGGACATCCACGATCTGCCCTGCGGCCTGGTCGTAGAATTCGTTGCGGGTGACGTAGGCAAAGTCCTCGGTATCGAGGGCCTTGGCGAATCGCTCCATGGCGCCGGGTTGCAGCAGTGAGCCGTCGAGGGCTGCAGTTCGCAGCATGGCGCCGACGTTCTCAGCCTGCCGCTCCAGCAGTTCAGCTGTCTCGGCCTTTGAGTGGACATCGAGTGCCTGCTGGCGGAGCTGCTGGATGGCTGGCTGCATCTGTGCCATGACTTGCGGGTCTTGGAACTCCTTCTGCTGCATCAGACCACCCAGGGTTTCCTGGATGATCGCCTGCGGGTCTTCACCCACGTCCATCGCAGCGACGCGCGCGATCAGGCCCCGCTTGGCGTCGTTAATCTTGTTTGACGCCTCGGTCACGAAGTAGCCGCGGCGGAAGGCCGGAGTGAAAGATGCGAGTGCATCTTCCGACTGCGCGGCCTGGCCTTCGACGGATTCTTGAGTGCGTTGCTCCTGGCCCTGGAGGGTGTCCTCGCCGTTCTGGCGGAACTGCCGGTCCTGCTGCATGCCACTGGCCGCAGCCGACAGGCGCCCGAGGACGCCTGCGGAGATATTGGAGACCGCAGAGTAGCTTTGTGCGGCTGCGCCGCTGACCTGGATGCGGTACTGCTCGGGTGCAGATTGCCGCGACTCGATCACGGCACGGCGCTGAATGCCGCGCTCATTAACCCTTGCCATTGGTGTCGCCTCGCTTCTTGATCTGATAGTTGCTGTAGGCGCTGGTGGCGCCGCTAGCGGCTGTATTGATTACGCCGCCGACCATCTCGGCGTTGGCGACTCGCGTACGTGCTGCGGCATCTGCGGAAGATGCGGCGACGCCACGCTCACGGTTGCCCTCGATCATCGCCACGTCGCGGCCTGCCTGGGCCATGATGTCGTTGTCGATTGCCTGCAGGGAGTTGCCGCCGATGGCTGCTTCTGCTGCCGATGCCCGCGCGGTCGCACGGAGGGACCGTGCTTCAGCCATGCGTTGCAGGGTGTCCACCTGCGCCTTCGCGTCGATCTGGCTCTGCTCGGCTTGCATCTGCTCGCCGATGGCTTTGGCCTGTTGCTTGCCCTGGTATACGGCGGTGCCCGCTCCGATGACTGCCATGGCGATCGGCACGGAGAAAACACCGCCGTCACACATGGCCGATCTTGTAGAAGTAGCGGAACGGCACCTGCGAGGGGCCATAGGGAACTGGCTCCGAGAAACTGAAACCGACAGCGGCCAGCCATCGCTTCGAGACCTCGTTGCTATCGTCCACGAAGTTGTGCAATACGGAGAACCTGTCGCGCCAGTCATCAGTGATGCGGCGTGTCTCGGTCACCATCAAACGCGGGATGTTTGCCAGGGCATCGGTTCCCAAGAGCCATACGGTTGCTCCCAGGCCACCCGCGTAGGAGACCCCGAAGATGCCCTCGGGGTGCCCGTCAAGGACGATGCAGAACACCGCATCGGCGTCGTTGCAGGACTTCAGGAGAGCTTCGAGAGGCGAGTCGCCGCTTGCAGCAGCGACTTCCAAAACGTCGGCGTCCCGCATACGCGCGGCCACGCTCAGGATGTCCTCCGAGCTGGGCGGACGATATTCGAGAACGGTCAAACGGAACTCCTTGAAGAGAATAGCGCGCGGTACTGCGCAGACTGGAACCAGCACTGGAACGGCAGGCGATTGCGGATGACGATCCGGCAGTTGTCGGCGCGGGCTTGTACGGGGAATCGGCGCTCGCCGGAATGGAAATTGGGGCTGCCCAGGCGGAACACTTCGTCGCCCAGCGTGCGGGCCGTGAACAGTCCTGCGTGGGATGCAAGGTACGCCTGCGGGTCGCTCTCGCGGCCGCGGGTAATGACCTCCACCTCGAAGTAGGCGGCATCCTTATACGCGACAGTGATGTCACGAACCTGGAGGCGACCCACGAGGATCGAGTTGTTCCGCTGGTCGCGGAGGTAGGCGCGGGTCAGCTCGACTGAAGAGTCATAGCTCACACCAACTGCCAGGCGCCCTGCGGCCAAGTTGCCTTGGAATCGGATGCCCATGCCGCCGTTGATGAGCGCTGCGCCCTTCAGGTCCAACAGCTCGCCTGGAGACGCCCAGTCGTCGGTCTTGCCGATGACCAGGCCGTCCAAGCGGGCGAGCGTGTACGGGAGGTTGATGTCGGTGTAATTGCCGAACGCGTAATAGTCCGGCTGCACCATTACCAAGCGGTCCAGTAGGAACGCGTAGTCCTTGGTGAAGTCACCCTCCGCTGCAACCAACGAGAGGCTCAGCTTCAGCAACTCAACGCCGCCTGCGGGAGATTCGGCAGTGACGTACAGGTCGTCGGAGGTGGAGTGCAGGTGAACCACGCGGCCAATGCCAGAGAGGTCCCACCGCGTCCAGGAGGATTGCGACTTCTCGTTGCCGGCCCACCGTACGAAGTACGTGTAAAGCTGCGACGGGGAATCGACTGGGGCCACCACCAGCGCGTCTGCTCCGGGAACCGCAGTCATTGCACGGAGCTTGCCGGGGATCAGTCGAGGCACATGCGCGGTTACGTCAGCGGCGTCGCCGGTAATCGACACGTCGTCAACGAAGTATTCGCGGAGGACGGAGAAGGCCCCTGAGTCGGAAGCGAAGTACAAGGTGTCGCCCAACAGAACTGGGCGGACGTAGAGGGAGCACTCGTAGTTGACCAACTCGTCCACCTTTGGGGTCTTCGGAGTCAGCATTGGATCTGCGGTCATCTGGAAGTTGGCGCGGTCGCCGAACATCAGGAGCGACGACTGGAACGGGACGCCAAACTGCAGCTGAGCGACGCCTCGTGATTGGACCGCGAAGTCGATCACGTCGGAGTCGAGAAGCTGCTGTGTCGTAGTGCGCCAGAAGTTGAACGGGTGGTCGATTTCGGAGAGGCAGGTGTTCTCGGTAGACATCAGGCCAAGGCGGCCCCGATGAAAGAACACGTCGCGGATCTTCTCGTCGATGAAGCTGGGCGGACCAATGGTGGTGTCGTCGCCAGCGAGGCGCTTGTCCCAGTCCATGGGGCCGAAGCTGAAGAACAGGCCGTCGCCGTGAATCGGATCAACCACGCGCTTCAGTAGATGCGGCATCGTGGTCTTGTCGAACGTGTTGTAAGCACCAGGCCGGGCAATCTCTTGCCACACGCCCTTACCGGCGCGCTGGACCACGAAGTTGTCGTACTTGTTGCCGCTGGCGCCGAGGATTTCGTAGATGGCGCCTGTAGGCACCACCACGTTCTTGTCGGGCTTCGGTAGGTCCGTGAAGGTCTGGACCGATCCGGTGATGCGGCCTGGCGCCTTCTCAGTGCTCATCCTGGCCGTGACCTGAGTGTTCACGATGAACGTGGTGTCCGCCTGCGTGCAGGCGCGGAACACGGACCAGGGCTGCTTGTCGGTCGCCAGGTACGCGGCCGAGCCTTCGGCCATCAGCACGTCGTACTCGTAGCCGGTCTCGTGGTTGAACACGCGGACCTTGCTGCTCTCGACGACTACCAGGTAGTGCTCGACGGTGTCACGGACGATGGAATGGAAGTGCGCGTGAGGGGCGATATCGTTGCCCAGCACTTTGACGAACTGCGCTGCGGGGCGCTTGCCGGTGCCCATGGCGGAATGTAGCCAGGTGTTATGAGCGTCGGTGACTTGTGTTGCGTTGCGGACGGATGCGTCCTGCTGTGAGACACCGCCCAGGAAGGACGGATAGCTGCCGGTTTCCAGGCTCAAGTGCGGTTCGCGATGGCGGAGGTGTCGGTGTCGTCGTTGAGGAAGTTGGCGCCCTTGGCGAACTCGAAGTCGTCGGCCTCGTCGGCTAGCAGGGCCAGCGCGGCGCCCTCGTGGTCTTCGGTGAAGCCGTTGAGCGACTCGCTGCCCAGCACGTTCTTCTGGAAGATGCGGGCCGCGCGGATGGCGATGTAGCGCCGGACGGTCTCCGGCAGAAGCTCGAAGTCCATGAACCAGACCACCCTGGCGGACGGCGCCGCGTCGGCAGCGAACACGTCAGTAGCGTTGGTCAGGTCGTACAGGAAGCCGTTGCGGTGGGTGATGCGGGCGGAGCCTCGACCCAGCGGCCGGATGCTCAGAATGAGGTTAGGGAGCGGGACACGGTTGTCGGCGTTGAGCACGAACGTGTAGCTCTCGTCGGTGTTGAACCACCAGGCGGTGGTTTGCACCTCGCGCGATACGCCGCGAAGGGTGCGAATGGCAATGGCAACGTCGGTGTTGCCGACCGCTTCCAGCGCGCTTACGGGCTGTTCGCCGATCACGGCGAGCATCTCGTTGACGGCCTCAAGCTCAGTGGTCGGGATCAGGTCCATGCGGTTCTCTTGAAGTGGTCGAAAAAAAAACCGGAGGTCCCCGTTAAGAGACCTCCGGTTAGGAGAGAAGAAGGGCGCAGGCGGTCGTAAACCGCCGAACACTTTTCTGGTGGGTGTGGTGAGCACTCGGCCTACGCCTCCGGTATTACTTGGTGCCCAGCTCGACCGCACCATCACCACGCAGCTCGCCGTGGCCCAGCGCGTACTTGGACAGCATCAAGGTGCCCTGCTTGTTGCCCTGGTACACGTCCTCAACGGACAGGCCCAGCAGCTGCAGGGTGCCCACCGCCGAGCGGTGGAAGATGACGCCAGCGGTGCCGCTGTAATCGCCGCGGTACTTGGCCTGCAGCGTCGCGTCAGCCGACTCGTCGGCGCCCGGCAGGGCGTTGACCTTCAGCAGCGGGATGCGGGCGATGGACGAGATGACAGCTTCGTTGTAGCTACCCTTCGACTCGGTGTTGATGTCGCGGTCGATCAGGTCCTTGTTCTCGGTCAGCAGGTAATACTGAGCCGGACGCAGGGCGCCCGTGAACTCCTGCGGATTCTCCGAGATGCCCTTTTCGTCGAAGTTCTGGCGCGCGGCGCGGAACGCCTTGGCGATCACAACCGGGTCGGTCAGCATCGCGGCATTCACGATGCGCAGGCCGCCCGGCTGACCGTCCACCACCGACTTAGTGATGCGGGCTGCACGGATGGCGCAACGCAGTTCGTTCTTCATGCGCTGCAGAGCCAGCTCGGCGCCCTGCAGGCGGGTGTACTCGCCGCGCACGTCGAAGTGGTTCATCGCCTCGTCGATGTTCGCAATGAAAACATCCGAGATAAGCATCGGGTCGAGCGTCAGAATGCGCTCGTTGTGGTCCACGGTCTGGCCCAGGATGTCGGTGCCGGGGACGTGGTAACGCGAGCCGACTTTGCCGATTGCCGGAAACGATGCGGACTTGCCGGAGGAAATCGTGCGCGTCATAACGCGGCCTTCCAGCTTGTAGTTCTCGATGAACGAGGTATCGACCTCGGCCATGTAATTCTGCATGAACAGCGCCCAGGCATCGCCCTGCTTGTTGATCTGACCGATGCGGCTGGGATTGGAATCTGCCATTTTGTTTCCTTGGGGTGCGGGTGCGCTTCACCTGGGAACAGGCGAGGCTGGATTGATTGAGAAAGGGTTGACTCAGTACACGTCGGAGGCGCGCAGGCGCGCCATGTGTCGCTCGCGGTACGCAGGGTCGGAGCGATACTTCGGATTGCGGATCGCTTCCTGTACCTCGGCGCGCGAGGCATACGGCTGCACGCCTGGGGCAGGGGAGGCCTTGCCGTTAATCAGGACAGCCGGAGCGGAGGTCTTTGCTTGCGCGGCCAGGCCAGCGACAGCCAACTTGGCACGTGCGGCATCGCCGGAGGTGACAGCGGCATTGAAGGCGTCGATGTCGGCGTCCTCCAGATTCTTGCCTGCCCACTCCAGGAGTTTTGCGTAGCCGTCCTTGCCGCCTGCCGGGGCGAAGATTCCAGCCTCGTAGGTGGACTGGCGCGCCTTGAGGCCATCCAGATACACGCCGACCAGCTCTTTTGGGAAACCAGCCTTTTCCAGGGACTTGAAGCTCTCTTCGGAGATGGTGCCGGTCTCGGCAAACTCCTGAGTGAACACAGTCTGGTCAAGGCCAGCGGCCTTCAGTGCGTCTGCTGTAGCGGCTTCGTTGGCATCGCCGACGTTTCCTTCGCCTTCCACTGTCGCGGCTTCTTTGGCCGCCTTCAGCCCAGCATTGCCGGCCGGGTCAGCCGGAGTTGCGGCAGCCGCGTAAGCTGCCTCCAGTTCTTCGACCGTTTTGTATTTGCCGCCATACAGGCGTTCGGTCTGCTGACCTTCGGTTCCGTCAGCGACGACCTGGGCCGGCTGGGTCTCGGTGGTTTGCTCGGTCACTTGGTCGCGCCCAGCGCGTTGTAGTGGGTGGTGCCGTCGCTGAATTCGGTGATCGTCACGTCGCCCTTCTTAGTCACGCGCGGATAAGTCTTATCGGCCACTGCGTCAGCCAGTGGTGCTGGTGTGCCTGCTTCGGCGGCGGGAGTTGCGGCTTTTGCCATGGTCATTCCTGGATTGGTGAGCCGCCTGTCATCGCTGCGTTCACCAAGTTCGGTGCGGCGCGGACAGCGGCCTCGTTCATTGCGGAGGTCTGGTCGTTCTGCTGGACGGCTTCTGGGTCGAGCACTAGACCCTTTGTGGTGATGTCGGATGCGGCACCCAATCGGGACAGCCACTCGCCCCAGTCGATGCGGCGGCCAGCTTCTTGCTCACCCATGACGCCCTTGGCGGTCTCGCCAAAGCGAACGAGCTTCTCGAAGTCATGGCCGCGGCCTAGGGCTGCGACACCTACGGTGATGCGTGGTTTGATGAGACCTTCCGGCAGCTCCGGGATTGCCCCGTTTTGCTGCAGTCGGAAGAGAATGCGACGGATGAGTGGAACCATCAGCTCGGGGCCGAGCACCGAATAGAGGCCGGCGCGGTTGTCCTCAAGCACACGGGCGAGATACTGGATTTCCTCTCGGGTCACTCGGTCGCCGCTGCGCTGGATGGCAGTGCCAACGCCGAAGACCAGCTCCAGGTTGCGGGCGGTGGTGTCGGCTTCGCTCTTGACGAAGGAGAGGTCCTGGAACTTGTCCAGGGTCAGGGAGGAAATGTCGTTCTTGTCGCCGCGGATGACGGCGCCCGACTCAGCCTTGGTCAGCTGGTCCGGCTTCATCGCCGAGGTCGGCTTCAGCAGCCAAAGGATTTTCGCGGCAGCTGCAGCCCCCTTGCGAAGCGCCTTTCGGAGCGCTTCAAGAGTCTCGAATTCACCTCGGTAATCTTCGATCAGGCCGCGACCGTAGTCTTCGCTAGTGGGTCGAGGGATCGATACGGGAATCCAAGGGGGAGCATCGATTGGATAGCTGCCTTCGGTCCCGGCGATGATGACGCCTTCGACCTCCTGATAGCACAGCCAGTTCTCGTTGTTCTCGTCGCGGTACACGCGGGTGTAAAGCTCGGCGTCTTCAGCCAGCTTTTTCAGCCGCTCAGTCTCGGAGACCTTGGCGAGGATCGCGTCGCGCGCCTCGGAGGGAAGCATCTGGATCGCGATCAGGTCGAGGGTGACAATTTCCAACACGTTGCCCAGGCCGTCGCGGTCAGCGACGTAAGAAGTCAGCGGGTAGAGCTTGCCCGGGCCTTGATCAGGCACGTAAAGCAGCCAGTTGCCGGTCGCGGCGGAGTGCTTAAAGCCCTCGGCTAGGACTGACCGCAGCTGAGCGCCGGCTTCAATCTCATCCATCACGGCACGTTCGATTTCAGAAAGCGCTGTCTCAAGCTCTCCCTTCTGAATGCCTGCTTCCTGCATGAGCTTGTCCGATTCGGACAGGTCGGGCTTTAGGGTGAAGGGGGTGATGTTAGGTGGCAGAACCGCCAGCAAAAGCGCGTTGGCGATTGCGTTGGCGCAGCGTGCGCCTGTGCCCTGCACGGGGGTGGTGAAAGTCTGTGACTTCTGCTTCGGGTCAACGAACAGTGATGGGATGGTGACCTTGGTACACGCTTTGGCGCGGGTCTCGGCACTGTTTCGGTTGGGCTTCAGCTCGTCGTAGCGTTCCTTGGCGGACACGAGGGTCTTGCCGGCGTCAGCCACGCGGAATGGTCAATCCTTGGTAGAGCGGAGAGTTCATGTCGCTGCGTAGACCGGATTTCTTGCGGGCCTGCGCCGATTGGGACTGGCCGGAGCCGTCACGTGCGGTGACAAGAATGTCTGGTGTTTCCGTCTTCGGAGTCTTGGGTTTGGAGCTGCACATCAGCGGCGTCCTCCTCGGGACTCTTCGCGTTCCTGCTCGCGTGCGGCCAGGAGTCGAAGTACCAGGCGGCGCTCCCCGGACTTGAGGAGGAATTCCTCCTGGTCCTGCTCGGGGTCGTAGATAACCTCGGGGTAGATGCGGGCCAGCTCGTCGATCAGCTCGTCGGCAGTCAGGGGAATATTCATGATTCTTTAGGTGAACTTAGAGTGGATCTAGAAAGGGGAAAACCGTGGGTTTTCCCTCTAGAGGCCCGACTAATTCGCCAATCCCTGCGCAGCCGCGCGAAGCTGCGCCAACGTCCCGCTATTGACCACGGTGTGGTCCACCAGCCAGGAGGGCAGGGGGCGTTCACTTGCATGGTCGGCGACTGAGGCGACGCCCGGTCGGTCCACGACGACAACGCTGCCGCCCAGCTCTCGCACCAGCATCGCTTCGTTCTCGAAGCGCACGTCAGGAATGACGACACCAGCAGCGCCGCCAGCGCGGGCCTCCTCGACGCGACGTGCGGCGACTTTCAGCCAGAGGCTCTCGTCGATCATCTCTCGACCCCATTCGGTGCCGATGGTCTGCATGAGGCGACGAGGGGAAGTGCCGCCCAGCCAGTCCAGCGGTGCTTCCTTCAGAGGGCCTGCGGTCAGCTCCTCCATGCTCAGACCGGTGATATCCGACACAAAGCGGCGCAGCGGTTCGGCTAAGGCGATGCGGATGAAGCCTTGATGCTCGACGAGAAAGCCAGCGAGGGTGTCCTTGCCAGAACCAGCTTTGCCTGAGATGCCGACGATCTTCATCGGACCACCAGCTGGGAACAGGGGCATCTGGCTCAAGAGACCCAACCCGCAATCAGCCAGCACCAGCACATGGCGGGTGCGAGGATGTTGAACAGCTTTACTTTCACTTGCCGCCCGAGGCCAAGAGCGACGAAGGCCCAAAACACAGTCCAGCCTAGCGTGAAGTAGGCCACGCCGAACCACGCGACGATGGTTAGAAACAGCATTACGGTTCCCAAAGATTCACCTTATTTGTTTTGTAGTTGAGGTCACCGTGGCGGAGGATTCGCGCCAGGCGTGCTTGGATCAGGGCGTCGTCCGCCGTCAGTCCCTTCTTCTCGTAGACCGCCACCACTGCCTTCCAGAGCGCGTCTAGGTGCTCCTCTGGGGAGCCGTCGCGGTACGCCTCGTGGACGGGCATCAGGGCCTCGTCAGCGCGCTTGGCGCCGATGCCAGGGCACCCGGTGTAGTTGTCGGTGGTGTCGCCCATCAGGGCTTGCTTCATCCAGAACAGGTCGGCGTCGTAGCGGTCGATAGTCCGCACGCCGAGGTCTGGCTTGTTCGGGTTGTAGAGTCGGCAGGGGATCGTCTGGAGATCCTTGTCGATAGACACAACGATGCGCGGCCCAGGGCACCGCCTAGGTTCTGGATGCGTGGCTAGTGTTCCGAGTATGTCGTCGCCTTCCAGCGAGTGCCGCTTGATGATCTTGTCGGCGTACTCTGCGTGGATGAACTCGTCCAGGGCGTACCACAGCGCGGGCTTCGGCTTCTCGTGACGGGCCTGCTTGTAGGTCGGCTCCACGTCCTTTCGGAAGTTGTGCTCCGGGCAGGACAACGGCAGTACAAAGTCGGCGGCGTCAAACTTCTCGACCAGCTCCGCGATGTACTCGGCGACTTCAACCTTTGCCTTCTCAGGCTGGTAGACCTCCATGGTCTCGCCATCGCCGTCCCAGTCGATGGACTTCGTGTTCTTAAAGGCCATGTAGTACCGCAGCACGTCCGCATCGATCAGCAGGACGGGTCGCTGGCGCTTCTTCAAGGTGCTTTCTCGGGGTGCCGCTTGTGCCACGCCGCCAGCTCCACGAGGTATTGGTCGTAGGCCGCAAAGTAGGACGGGCTGTCGCCATTGGGGTACTCATGCCTGTCGCAGACGTAGCTCGTCGTGGCGACCATGTGCATACCGCTCCCCAGCGGGACGCCACCCATGTAGGCACCCACGCCGCCGCCAGTGAGCATCGTGCTGGTCTCGTTGTGACCGCTCAGGCACGAGCCGTAATCGGCCCGTGGTTCGCGCGGGCGGAAGTCGGTGTCGCAGCCGGCCAGCGTGAGGGCGAGAACGGCGAGTATCAGTAGGCGCTTCATGCGAACACCGCCCTGCGCCCTACTTCATAGGCCAGCTCGCGCAGCGCAGCCTCCGTCGCCTCGGCGATGTGCTCGACGGGTGCGTGCTGGACGTTGTTGAGGTCCTTGTAGCGCGTGTAAATTTCGACGACACCGGGACCGGCGTGGAAATGCGACGGCCGGACGAACACTTCGGTGTCCTTCGACCAGCGCGGCATTGGGGTGAGGCTCATGGCGGTAGCTCCTTGTGCGTGACTTTGATAAGCAGCTGGTCGGCTGCGAGGTCGTAATAAGTGCGAATGGACGGCTCCAGCTCCCCGACGGCTCGGTCCACCGCCATGCGCAGTGCGGGCTTGATCTGCTCCAGCAGCTCCGCTTCCAGGTTCTTTCGGACCATCTCGGTGAACGCACGGAGGAGCGTGCCGTCTTGCTGGATTGCGTTGATGTTCATCGCTTGCCCTCCTGAAGGCGCTTGATGGATTCCTTGTCGGCGTTACAGCGCGCAAGGGCGTCCTGGGCGTTGCCGCCGAAGTGGTAGAGGTCGTATGTCTCGGAAGCCGGGTCGGCCATCACCGCGTCAAGGGAGCTGTGCTTGCCCTCGACCTGACACGGCTGAAGGTACTGTTCGATCAGCGAAGTGCGCGTTGCGCAGCTCGTCAGGAATGCGCTGGTGCAGATAGCCAGCAACGACAGGGTTTTCATTTGCGGCGGTCTCCACGGAACGGTTGCGCTCGGCGCGCAAGTCCCGGATTGCTTTGTCGAAAGAGGCACGGCGAACGGCCTCCTGCTGGAGGGTCGCCACGGATTTCTTGAGGTCTTCGTAGTCACGCGCCGTTGCTTCCAGCGACGTGACGCGCTCCGCCATAGAGCGATAGGACCAGGCGGCATAGCCGCCCGCGCCGAGTGCGGCGAGGACAACCAATGCGGCGAAGGTCTGGAGGATTTGCTTGGGGGTCACACCACTTCGACCCGGCAATTCCAGAAGTCGATGTAGTAGTAGGTCTTGTCGTGACGGTTGTAGTCGGCCGTGAAGATGGCGACGTGCTTGACGCCCTGCACGTAGCACTCCTGACGGTACTCATCGTCGCCGCAGTTGTACGAACCTTCGCAGTCCGCGTGAGCGCGGGACCACAGGACATCGCCCAGTTCGCCAGAAGCGTCCTCCACGGTGTCGAACTGGAACCGCTCAGGCGCCTCGTCGTACTCGGCAAGGCGGTCGCGCGCCTGCGCCAGGTCGTTCTCCAGGGACTGGATGGAGGACAACCAGAACTCGCGATTTTTGTCGGTGCTCATTGATGCTCCTGATAGAAACAGGCCACCTGCAGCAGCTCTGCTGGGGTGGCGTCGGATTTGATTTGGTTGGCGCGGCTGGAGATGACGCGGACGTTGCCGCGCACATAGCCCAGCTCGGGCGTTATGCGATCCAAGGTTGGGGAGTTCGGCCCCTGCGCCTTCAGCCCGACAGAGCGGAACAGCGGAATGCCCAGGGCGGGACAGAAGCTCGGAATCCGTATGTCGTCCCTTTCCAGGTCGAACGGGAGGCCGCGCTTCTGTGCCCGCCTGCGGGCGCTGCGAAGGAGCACACCTGCCGGATCGGAGGTGCGTGCTTTGGTCAGTGGGTTTCAGCCCAGTTGTTGCCGATCTTGTATTCGCCATCGAGTGGGCAGCGAAAGCCGAAGTAATCGCCTGCCGCACGGATCGAAGCGACCGCTGACCGTCCGACGAACTCGGCATGTTCCTCGTCCACCTCGATCTGCCACTCGTCGTGGATGTTGCCGACGAACTCGTAGTTCACTCCCGGCGCAAGGCCGGCTTCCTGCAGGCGCACGTCCAGGATGTGCAGTCCCTTCTTCATGACCAGCGCGCCTGCGGACTGAAGGAGCGTGTTGAGTGCAGCGTGGTCGCTGCGGATGTGCAGCTTCCGACCGTCCAGGCCGATGAGATAGCCCTTCGCCTTGGCGCGCTTCTTGACGCCCTTGACCAGTTTGGCGAGCGCTGGAAGACCCTGGAGGAACTTCTCCTTAAGCGCCTTGCCGTGTTTGCGGCCCTTCCCGATGATCGACCCGATCTTCTCGTCGCCGGCCCCATAGAGGAAGGCGTAGATGAAGGTCTTCGCGTTGTCGCGCGACGGCAGGCCGGCTGCGTTCTGGTTCTCGGCGTGGATGTCGCCTTCCAGCAATACGGTCGCGTAGGCGCCGCCGTCGAAGGCGGCCATGAAGTGCGCCAGGCAGCGCAGCTCTAGGCCCGAGGCGTCGGCGCCTACCAGCTTCTTGCCCTTGGGCACGGTGAACAGCTCGCGGCACTCATAGCCCCAGCCACCTGCCTCGCCGAAGAGAATCCCCTCCTTGCACTTCTGGACCTTGGGGACCTGCGCCATGTTCGGTCCCGAGTGCGTCATGCGCCCTGTGACCGCTGCGTTCTGATTCACCCGCCCGTGGATGCGTCCATCCTTCTTAACCTGAGTGATCCAGGCTTCGGATTTCTTCTTCGACTTGCTTGGGGTGCCGTCCTTCTTGAGCTTCGGCGGAGGTTCGGAAAGTTGCCCGGCGCGCTTCGCCACCGTCAAGTAGCGCAACAGCATGGGAATTTCGGGGTACTTGAGGTGCGCAAGGGTCTCTTCGTCGATCTTTGGGCGACCCTCCGGCGTGAACACAGCGGGCTTCCACCCGTGCAGGGCCTTCAGGCGCTTTGCGATATGATCGCGAGAGCCGGCGTTGAAGACGTAGGACTTAAACTTCTCGTGCGGTACCCCTTTGACGTAGCCGAGCTTGGCGTTGTTGACCTTCGGGACGAACATGCCGAGGCTCTCGCGCCAGGGCTGAAACACGCGGGTCAGCTCGTCTGTGAGCCTGGCCTTTGTGACCATGAATTCGCGCTGCAACTTGTCGGCCTTCTTCTGATCGAACAGGAAGCCATAGGCGGTTTGACGCTGGAGGATGGGTGCGATGCCGTGCTCCAGGTCAATCGCTTCTTGCGACAGGCCCTTGGTCATCTGGAGGGCGAAGAGCTTCTGCGTGACGCGTACGTCCTGGTCGCAGTAGTCGTCCATCTCCTGATTCCACTCAGCCCACGGGTCGAGGCCCTTGGCCTTCATCACGGCGGAGTAGTCGCCCTTCCATTCGCCCAAGCGGTAGCCCCAAGACTCCAGCGAATGCCGGCCGATGAACTGGCCGGGCAACTTGCCGGGGTTCTTCTTGGCGAAGTTGAAGTCGCGGTCGCGGAGGTCAGGCCACAGAAGTGTGGACAGCAACATCGTGTCCAGTGCGCGCTTGATCTTGAACTTCGGGTACAGCTTGCGGATGGCAGGCACGTCGAAGTTGACGATGTTGTGGCCGACCACGGCATCCGCGCCCTGAAGCATTTCCACGGCCTGCTCGATGGTCAGCTCCCCATTCACGCGGTTGGCTGAGAGCACAGCACTAACAGGTACTCCCTCCGAAGTTACTTCCTGGAGGGAGATGCAGTGAATAGTGGTCAGTTCGTCGAGTAGGCCGTTGGTCTCAATGTCAAAGACGAGCCAGGCCATCGGAGCCTACTCCTCGTGCTGCCTTGGGATAGCTTTTGAGGATCTGCTTGACGCGCTCGAAACTTGGCAGGGAAACGTCACCCGGCTGCTTGATGAGTTCCTCACCAAGACCCAAGTCGAGGCGGTAACCGTAGTCCCGGTAGCGGTGCATCCGAGCATAAGTACGTTCGTCGCCGTTGTTGTTCATCACAACGAGACGCTTCGCCGCGGCGTCTGCAGCAGCATCGGGGTGCGCTGAGGTGGTCGGAAGGTTGAACTCCAGCCACGCCACGAACATGCAGCAGCGGAAATCGAATGCATCTCGGTGCCCTTGAGGTGTGTCGAAATGAAAGCCGACCAAGTTGAAGAGGCGACCGGTGCTTAGGTCGTGGAACTGTGAGGTGCCGTTGGGTGCCGCCAGCTCCATGTACCGGTTGCCCTGCTCCGAGAACGCAGCGAAGGCAACGAGGTAGTCCTGATAAGAACGGAAGAACAGGTCGTAGTCTTTGGCGGGAGTGCCGTCAAAGAACGACCGCAGGGCGCCGCCACCGAGGATGGAGACGATGCGCGCTGCGGCCGGCATGTCCAGAAAGATTGCCTTGATGTAGGCGCCGTAGGTCATTCGATGATGGCCTTGATGCGGCCGGCGACGCGACCGGCACGTAGAGCGCGCGAGCGGTGGCCCACGGCTTCCTGTACCAACTTGGCGGCCTTCGCTTCTGCGATTGCAGCGCGGTCGCGCAGCTTCCCTTCGGCTGCATCCAGTTTGCCCAGGGTGCGGTCCAGGTCGGCGACGATGGCGTCAACGCTTGGGGCCGGCGTCAGGAAAGCGTGGATCGCCAGCAGTGCGGTCTTGAGGGTCATGTTGTTTTTCCTTGGGTGAGGTGAGGTGCAGCTCAGTAGCCGCTTGGCGTGTCGTCGTAGCTCTCGTCATCGCCGTCCGCGTATGGGTCGGCGCAAGGCACTAGGCGGCCGGTCTGTTCGTCGTAGCGGAGGTAGATGCACTTGCCCGCGGCCTGGCCGGTGTAGCGGTCCTTAAGCACGCGGAGAGTCGTTGTGGTTCGGACGGAGATATCTGCCGCTTGTTGATCGCGCTCCAGACCGAACATGAAGTGCGACCAGAAGCCAATGGCACGACTGCCCTTGAACTGGCGGATGGTCACGCGCCCGCCTTCCTCGTGCGGCGAGCCCCTCTCGGGGGTCGTGAGGTGGGAGATGAAATAGATGCAGACGTTCAGCTCCATCGCCAACTTGGCGAGTGCAGCCATCACCTGCTCCAGCACTTTCTTCTCGTCGTCTGCGTCGGCTGCGAGTGCAGTGAGGTGGTCCAGGAAGATGTGCTTGACGCCATCCGCGACGGCCATATGGCGCATCTTGGAAGCGATCACTTCCCAGTCGGTGGTGCCGAAGTGGTCGTAAAGAACGACGTTGCCCGTGTTGTCCAGGATGTCGAACGCGTCTTCTAATTCCTGCTGCGTCCAGCCTGCATCAGGCACATGGAAGCGGCGCGAGGCATATTTTCCGGCCAGGCGCTTCGCGGTTTCCGCGGGCGGCTGTTCCAGCTTGAGGACGCCGCACTTCTCGTTGCAGGTGGTCGCCGTAAACACGATGATTTCGTCGAACACGTCGGACTTGCCCATGCCCGTACCGGCACCCAGGCCGTAGATTTCGCCGTAGCGCCGGCCGAGGGTGTAATCGGTCAATTCGGGCCAAGGCCAGGGCATCCCGATGACAACGGGAGCTAGCGCCTTCTCGCGCACAGAGCCGAAGGTCACGATGCCGTCTGGACGAACTGTTTGGGCTTCGTAGATGCACGAGACGATGGCTTCGCCGTTGCCCGCTTGGAGCATCGCGTTGGGATCTTTCAGCGGCAGCTGCGCGATGCGTGCCTTGCCCGGCGAAAGGATTCCAGCGACCTCCTGAGCGGCTGCCTGGCCTGGCTCATCCATGTCGAACATGATGACCACTTCGTCGAACTTTTCGACCCACTCCAGCTCACGCTTGATGGCCTTGGCTGCGCCCTGCGCACCGTTCGGGATTGATACTACGGGCCACTTCAGGCCGAGAACTTGCGCCACGCTAAGGCAGTCGATTTCACCTTCGGTGATGACTAATCGCCGCGTGGGTTGCCAGAGGTGCTGGCCGAACAGTCCTGCTTCCTTGGTGTCGCCTAGGAAGGCGAACTTCTTATCTTTGAATCGGAGTTTTTGAGCGACGGTGCGACCATCGCGGCGGTAGTTGGCGATCTGGCAGGTTTTGCCGTCTTTGTTCTTTCCTACCCAATAGGAGAACTTGCGACAGGTTTCTTCCTGCAGACCGCGAGCGGCCAGGGCGGATGCTTCGCCCTGAGCAAAGTCGTCGGACATGCGGGGCCTTGATTGCGTGCGTGTGGCGTCACCATCTGCCGGCTCATAGTGGGAGCACCCGAAGCAGAAGCCGTGCCCGTCGTCGTAGCGCGCGAGGTTGTCGCGACTACCACACTTCGGGCACGGCTCTTTGGCGACGAACTGAGACTCAGCGTCGGCTGACACGCTCGACCGACCACATGGTCTTGCGGTGGGTCACGCCCAGTTGGCGATTGGACGCCGAACGGACCATCGCGTAGGTACGCTCGCGTTCTTCCTTTGGCACGTTTTTGGTGGCGTTTGCGAAGGCCAGGCGCATTGCGGATTGAACCTTTTCCATTACTTGGCCTCCTGGAGGAAGCGGCGGAAGTCTTCGGTCTCGGTGTCCAGGTCATCGCCACCCAGGCCCAGTTCCTTCGCGCAGTAGGTGCGGTAAAGGTCGATCAGGCGATCCAGCAGAAAGCGCGGCTGCTCGGGGGTCTGCGGATGCACCGGCGTGCTGCGACGCTTTTGCGCTCGGGTGAAGGAGTAGCGCGTGTAAGACTGCCCCGTCGCGTCTTCGCAACGCTCCTTGCGGATGTCGTAGCCGGCACGATTCAGTTCGGTAATGCGCGACGCCAGGCGGCGGACGCGGTAGACGCCCTCAGCCTGCCACGAGGTGATGTGCTGGTTGTTGTAGAGGTGATCGACGATCAGGTTGGCTTGACGGGACAGTTTCATCGCTAGATTTCCTGTAGTGGGCACACGCGGTCGAACACCACGGGAAGACCGTGCTTACGCACGACTCGCCGCAGCGCCATTCGCTGTTGCTTGGAAAAGTTGTTGGTTGGTGTCAGGGCGTCATCGACACCGCCGACCAGGCACGCCTGGATCGATCGGTCGTTTGCGCGCGCGGCCAAGCAGCCCGGCTCGTCCAAACCGCGGCCGTCGAAGACGGTTCCGTCGCGCTCGATGACGTAGTGGACTGCGATCTTGGAGAAGCCCTGCGAGCGGTGGATGCGCGCCAGTTCGGCGCCAGTGACAGAGTGGTCCGGCCGCGTCATTGAGGCGGTTACGAACAGCTGGTCAGGGTTGGCCATCTTCTTCAGCCGCACCGGAAGATCCCCCGGATGAACTGAGTGAGTTGATTGAACAGGCTCTCGCGCGAAGCTTCGTACACTGACAACGCGGTGTGCGGCTCTTCGCCGGGTTCCTGGAATCGCTTGGTTGCGACGACGGTGGTGATCCACTTGTCGTCGCCCCACAGGCCGGCGTGTGTAATCGCGTCCAGCGGGGCTTTCAGGTAGTTGTCGATGTCGCCCTTCGGCGTCAACAGCTTCGTCGTCTTGGGCTTTCGGCAGACGAACTCGGCGACAACGATCAGCGGCGTATCCGGGCGGATGCCGTGTCCTGCAACGTGGGATAGGCCCTTGAGGTACTTGCCTGCCGCTTCCAGCCAGGTCTTGTAGGTCTTCAGGTGGTACGTGCCCCAGCGCGTTACGCGGGGGCGAGAAGCCGGAACGGGGTCTATTGGGAAAGTGAAAGAGGCGGCCAACGCCGCCCCTTTCGTGACCTTGGACGAGGGCTTAGTAGTCGCCGTCGTCGCCATTATCTCCGTCGCTGTCTTCGTCCGAATCGTCGGAGTCGTCGTCATCGCTCGGGCGGTCTGCGCCGTCAGCGATTTCGTCACCATCCTCCTCATCGAAGTCGTCGGCTGCACGGCTGGCGCCGCCGAACTCGACCAACTTGATGATCTGGACGCCGACCATGCGGAGCGAAATGCCAAACTTCTTGTCCGCCGCCGCGAAGTAGGGCACGGCCTCGAAGCTCACCTTGAGAATGCTGCCGCCACCGATGTTCGGCGGGTTCTTCAGCACTTCCTTCTTGGCATTCACGATGGTCGGGACCATGGTGTAGACCTTGCCGGTCTTCTTCGCCTTGATCTTGTGCTTCATCTTGAAGTTGAAGGTCACCCGACCGGTCTCGTCGCCCTCATCGTCGGTTTCCGAAGCGAAGAAATCGGCCAGTGCAGCCTTCTTGTGTTTCGGGTTCTCTGACTTGAACTGCTCGAAGGCTTCGTCGCGGATACCGGTCAGCTTCTTGATGAACGCCTGGGTGTCGGCGTCTGACTCGTCCATCGCTAGCTTGGCGGAGAACTCGCCGTCCGCGTTGTACTTTGTATCGGGGGCATTCAGTCGCGGCCAGATGGCCGTACCGGCCGGGGACACGTATCGCTTATTCGCTTTCTTCTGGGTCATAGGATTCTGGTTCTTCGGGGAGGTAGCCGGCTTCGATCAGACGGGCTTCGGTGGAGGCGAAAGCCGCTCCATACAGCTCGTTTTCCAGCGCTGCCTGTTCAAGCAGCTGTTCGATTTCGCGTGTCATGGGAGCTTCTTCGCCAGTTCTTCCTGGGCGTACTTGCGGACGGCCGACAGGGTGTTGAGTTCGCGGAAGCGGCAGTCCGCTTCCATGCGTTCGGTGAGTTCGATAAGGGAGAGCGGGTCGTACCCGCATTCCTCGGCGGTGAATCGGAAAGCGCAGGCAAGCCCGATGAGCTGGTCTGCGGGGTGCTCGACCAGCTGCACGCCACTCAGGGCTGCGAAGGCGCCGCGAGAGGCCGCGTGCGCGCTTCTGGAGTGCAGTACGTGCGAGCGGAGGCGAGGCTCGATCACTCAGCCCGGCCCATCTCGTTGCGGAACTCCTCGACTGTTCCGTGAGCGGACGGGCTGTAGATCGCGAGGACCTGGCCGTAGGCGTCCAGTGCTACGTAGGTGCCGAGACTTGCGTTGAAATTGATGCTCATGGTTTGTTCCTTTTTCGGGATTAATCCCACATATGGGATGTGCTAGGCAAAGAAATAGCTGCTCTCCAACACTTGGGAGAGGTCCAGGTCACCGAAGGGAGGAATCTCCGGAAGGTCAGCAGCGTTTTTTATCGGGAGCTGTTCGGCCAGTTCGGTTCTGAAGTTGCCCAGTACGTCGCCCTCGTATTGCTCAATAAAGGCGTGACGCAGAGAGGCGGCGAGGGTGCCGGTGTTGCCAGCGTGGGTTCCGTAGGAGTCGTGGATCATCGCGAAGCTGGTGATCCCGTTGTCCGACGCGAGACAGGTGGTCAACATCAGGTGGCTCGCATCGCAGGAGTGCACGAAGTTGGGGGAGATCCCGAGACCCTGGCGACGGCGGTCAAGTTTGCTCCCGTCCATAGCCACGATTAATTCGACCCGCTTTCCCCCGATGTGGGTGGTGACACGCTTTCCGAGGTCCTCGCGGTACTCCTGCAGGACCGGGAAGCCGGCCGGTGTGGTCCAAGCGATGGGAAGGTCGGAGGCCGAAGCGACCTTCGATGCCTCCTTTAGCCAGTCCATGGCCTGGCGCGCGGCTACCACCACCTCTCCGATGCAGTCCCACAGAATGTCGCCCAGGTACGCAGCCTGCTCGTTGGAAGGCGACAAGCCCTCCTTCTTTGCGTTGGCCTGGACCTGGCCGCGCATTCCTGACTTGGTGACGCCATAAGGAAGCGTCATCACTGGCTGCTTCACGATGCCGCGGGTCAGCAGCCCGTCCCAGAAGAGGGCGCAACTGTTGCCCGCCTCGGCTTCAGCCTTGACGCGCACGGCGGCCACGTCCATCACGGCCGTGTAAATGTCGGCAGGCTTGTCTTGCGGTAGCAGGTTCGTCGCTGCGCCGCCGATGGAGTCGCGCAGCATGGCCGAGAAGTTCTGCAGGCCGTTGCAGGAGCCGTCGAGCGCGACTGGCAGGTGTGACACGTGGTCGTTGCCGTTGATGGAGTAGCCGAGCCACTCGAAGCACGCAGCCAGAGCACAGAAAGGAGAGTCAGCCTTGGCCCAGGCGCGCTGGCCTTCGAGGGGGCTGAGGGCCGAGTCGAGAATCATCTCCTCGTTCGTACGCACCCACGCTACGCGCTCCGAGAAGGCGACCTTGTCGACGCCGAAGCAGTTGGCGACGTGTACGGCCAGCCAGAACGCGCCGTCTTCGCCAAGCGGGACGCCTTCGGCCAGGGTCAGGAGAGCCTTCGCCTGATCGTCGCCCTGCGGGGTGAGGATTGAGGGGATCGGGTAGACCCGGCCTCGGAAGTCCAGGTTGTGCGGGAAGTAGATGGCCGCCTCGTCCTTGAACTGGACCGCAAGGGCGATCTTCTGTGCGGCCGAGAGGCGGCGGGAGGTGCCGCGCGCGTTCTCTTCGTAAACCTCGGCGCGGCTGCGCTTCCACGCCTTGAACTCTTCGGCGTGGTGTTCCTTGTAGAACTCGGGGTCGGTGACCAGCATGACCGGCTGCTCAGGCAGCTCCAACAGGTCACGGTCGGGTAAGTCGGCGAAGCCGCCGCCCATCGACCAGGCGTCCTGCATCACTTCCAGGACCGGCTTGTTGATCTTCCAGGGAGTGGACTGGATGAGGTTGACCGCCCGATAGACATTGGGCATGTCTGCCTGCTCCAGCTCGCGCTTGTAGGCACGGTTGCGCGTGCGCACGAGGTCCGCTCTTCCACCGATGTCGGTGAGATAGCCACCGTCGCGAGGCGTCGTCCAGTCCTTGGGCGGGACCAGCATGGGCAGCCACACGGGCAGGAACATCGAGGCGCTATCGTGGGCCTTGGCAAGCCACTCGCGGATCGCCGCGGTGCCCTGCAGGATCGCGACGGTTTGGTTCTTGCGGGGTCTGGTCAGGATGATTTCGGCCAGTCCAGACGCCTCGATGAAGAGGTCGATCAGCTTCATGCCGACCAGAGCCTCTTCGTCCGGCGTGAACACGAACATTTCGGTTTCGGTCTTGGCGAGGGCGTGGTTCATCACTCCGGTTGAGTGATGCGCGGAGGTGGATTTCTTGAGCTGCTGCTGGATTACTCGATAGAGGCCTGCGTGGTTGTCCCGCAGCTTCTTGTAGTTCACGTCCTGTGCGATGGCAGAGCCGACAGAGCGCGCAACGGCGGTCAACTTAGCCTGCTCACCGGCAAGGGCGTTCACGCATACCACTGCAGTTAGGTAGGCGCAGCCCTCGGGGTCGAGATGCTCCAGCCACTTCACCGCCGTGTGTCTCCGGCCACCGCCGCCCTGTTTGGCCTTCTCGACAAACTCACGGATGGCTTGGCCGGTGGCCGCGACCGCCTGCATGACCAGCTTCTTGCCGGGGCCGGTGTCAGCCTCGTCGGAATTGGCGCGGGCCTTTTCGTAGCGAGCAATGCCGAGGGAGGTTGATTCGGACTCCAGCTGGAGCTGGCGTTCGTGGAGCGTCTGGGCGGTAGATTGCAT